TATGCAGACTACTTAGCAGCTACTTTTGATGAGAGTTATAACTACGCTAAATGTGGCGGAGGTAATCAATTTATTTTTAATACGTTTGTACATGCTATCACAAAACATGATATTAAAGAAGGAGATTCAGTTATTATTCAATGGAGCAGCCTATGTAGATTTGATAGAATAGTAGAGAGTGCAGGCTCCTACTCAGTACATGGACTTATGTCTAGTCAAGAAGAAATACCAGATGAAATAATTAAAGGGCATTCTCCCCTTCAATCTGCATTAGAATTAGTAAGCTATATCAAGAGTGCAATCGCATTATCAGAACAAAAAAAGATTAACCTGAAAATGATTCATATGTTTGAACCATGGATAGGAACCTTTTTAGGTGAACCAGTAGATCATAATTTTGGTATTAGTAATTTTGATCCTATTGTTAAAGAGACAAATCTTTTTTTTCAACTAAAAAACTTTTACAACAGTCCCTATTTTCTAGATAAGAGTATTGAAATGAGAAGAATAGAAGACAAAAGAAAATGGCCTTCAGTCTACTGTAGTTACCCTAATCGAGACGGATCTTTACCGGAACCAAAGTTGGATAACCATCCACACCCCCTTGAGCATTATGAAATTAGTTTACAGATAGGTATAGAATGGAATATAGATACAACGGAAATAAAGGTACCTCTAATTATTAACTATGTAGAACAGATAGAAAATTGGTTTACCAATCTTCCTAACCTGCTACATGAACCGTATATGTACTTATCTTCTGATGATTGTAAACCAGCTGAAATCTACTTTGAGCATCATCCTATGTGTACTAAACATATCACTGCTATTAAACCAGCTAAACTACTAAACAAAGAACATTATTTTGATAATAGCTATATCGAAAAATTCCATTTAGATTCTCCTTGGACTAAGCACGGTGCAGAAGAGTTTAATATCAAGACCTTACTACTTAAGAAATTTAATAATTTCGTATTAGATAGATTCCGTATAAAAAGTACCAGAACAATATTATGAGTAAAATAGCCCTGATCTTATCAGGCCATATTGAAAAATTACAAGATAACATTATAGAGTTTATACATAATAATGACTGTGACGTATATATACATACTTGGAACACAGAAGAGAATAAAAGATGGCTAGGTAAACTTAGAGGAGTGGATACTAACATAGAGGTACAAGATCTTTCAGAGCTACCTAAAAAATTTTCAATACTACATTCTACATACAGAGCAGTTAACTTAATCAAAGACTTAGAAGAATATGATTTAATTATTAAAGGTAAACCAGATTTAGATATAGACAGTATAGCGTTCGATAGTAATGTCAAACAGTACTATAATGAAGCATACAGACATACTTACCCTTTATTGAAAGGAGTTAAATATAGTGACTGTATATTTGGTAGGATTCTGCATGAAACTATAGACGAAAGATTTTTTTCTGCACATCCGTTGGTTTTTAAGAAACTTTTTCGTATATTGTATAATAAGTATATAGATAATATCTACTCTCTAGATAAAGTACTAATTAAAAAGTATGGAGATCAATATGAAGGAAGTATTCTATGGACAGAATTAATTAAACAACAAGAAATTAAACTTATTCAAGATTTAACATTAAAAATTCCTAATTGTATATAAAATGGCAAAAAAAGAAACAACAAAAGTAACTACAACAAAATTAAGTGAGGAAGAAATAAACCAACTTAAGAGCATTCAAAGTAACAATGAAGCCGTAATAGTAGAGTTCGGTAAAATTAGCTTATCAGAGTTAAGTTTATCTGAACGTAAAGAAAGAGCACAGAATTACTTAGTTCAATTAAAAGAGAGCGAAGTTACATTAGCAAAAGCCCTTGAAGAAAAGTACGGTAAAGGTACGGTTAATACTACAACCGGAGAGTTTACAGCCGTAAAATAAAAAAGATCTTATATATTATTTAAAGAAGGGAGGTTTTAGGACCTCTTTTCCTATTTATAAATGTTAATAGAACAGCAACTATATCAAACTGTTTCGATTTACTAACGATATTTATTATAGAACGAATAATCTAATTTTAAGATAACATGGCAGAAACTTTAATCTCACCAGGTGTTTTATCACGCGAGCAGGATAAATCATTTATTGCACCATCACCTTTAGCGGCTGGAGCAGCCTTTATAGGACCAACAGTATTAGGACCAGTTGAAGAACCAACTGTAGTAACCTCATATGGTGCTTACCAACGACTTTTTGGAACAACTTTTCAATCAGGATCAGCTAAGTCAGAATTTTTGACTTCAATAGCTGTTAAATCCTACTTTGAACAAGGTGGTTCATCGGCATTAATTACTAGAGTAGTAGACGGAAGTTTTTCTGGCGCTAGTAACAGTACAATAGCTGCAGCGGATGCAGGAGCAGCCCCCTTTACACTAACAACTTTAGGAAAAGGAGCTTTATTCAATAACTCTACAGGAGCAGCAGATGCAGGATCACAAAACAGTGATGGATCTTTAGTATCTGGAACATCAGACAATGTAAGATGGGAAATCGGAAACGTAAGCAAGGCTAACGGAACTTTCTCTTTACTAGTTCGTAGAGGAGATGATAGTACAAAAGAAAAAACAATATTAGAATCATTTAATGACTTAAGTTTAGATCCTAACTCAGAAGGATATATTGCTAAAGTAATTGGTGATCAATATAAGACTAAAGCAAGCGATGGTTCTTCAGTATACTTAGCATCAGTTGGTTCTTATGTTAACAGATCTAGATACATTAGAGTATCATCTGTAGACAGAGCAACTTTAGATTATTTATCTAATGATGGTATCAATATTAGAACAGCAGCTTATTCTGGATCACTTCCAGCTGTATCATCTGGATCTTTCCACGGTGCTTCAGGAGACTTATGGAAGTCTAGCGGACCTAACAAAATGTTTAGCGAAATAAACGCTACTAACATTCAAGGATTAGATGCAGCAGATTACGCAGATGCTATTTCAATCTTATCTAACGAAGATGAGTACGTATTTAACATCGTATCAGCTCCAGGTCTTATTTATAGCTACGGAGATCACAAAGTACAGTTAGATTCAATGATGTCTTTATCTTCTAATAGAGGAGACAATATCGCAGTAGTAGATTTAAGTCCTTACGGATCAATGGTCTCTAATGCAGCAGGAAATGCAGGAACAGTCAACAGTTCTTATGCAGCTACTTACTGGCCTTGGTTGCAAGTAGGTTCAGCTACAGGAAGAAACGAATTTGTACCAGCAGGTGTTGTTATACCAGGTGTATATGTATTTACAGACAATGCAGCAGCTCCATGGTTTGCACCAGCAGGTCTTACTAGAGGAGGTATTCCTAATGTAATCCAAGCAGAAAGAAAATTAACTAGATCTCAAAGAGATACTTTATATGCAGCTAACGTTAACCCAATCGCTACATTCCCTGGAAGTGGAATATCAGTATTCGGTCAAAAAACATTGCAGAAAAAGAAATCAGCTCTTGATAGAGTAAATGTTAGACGATTGCTAATTGATCTTAAGAAATTCTTAGGAGATGCAGCGAAAAATATAGTATTCGAACAAAATACTATAGCAACAAGAAATAGCTTCTTGAGCTCAGTGAATCCTTACTTAGAATCAGTAGTACAAAGACAAGGTCTTTATGCTTTTAGAGTAGTAATGGACGACACTAACAACACAGCAGACGTAATTGACAGAAATCAATTAATTGGTCAGATTTTCATCCAACCAGCTAAAACAGCAGAATTTATTTCTCTAGATTTCGTAATTATGCCTACTGGAGCAACTTTTGGAGCATAATTTATAATAACAGAATATTTATATAAAAGATAAACAAACATGGCAGTATTAGATCCTAACGAAATAATGTTCAGAGCTTTCGAACCGAAAGTCCAAAACAGATTCATCATGCTTATAGATGGTATTCCATCATTCATGATAAAAAATGTAAAAGCACCTACTTTTACAGACAATGTAGTAAAATTAGATCATATGAACTCTTATCGTAAGATTAGAGGGAAAAGAGAATGGGCAGAAATGACTATGACTCTATATGACCCAATAACTCCAAGTGGAGCACAAGCCGTAATGGAATGGGCAAGACTAGGATACGAATCAGTAACAGGAAGAGCTGGTTATTCAGACTTCTACAAAAAAGATATTACTCTTAACGTCTTAGGACCAGTAGGTGATATTGTAGGAGAGTGGTTAATTAAAGGCGCATTTGTAACCAATGGAGATTTCGGTCAATTTGACTGGTCTTCTGATGCAGTAGTTGATTTAGGAATCACTATTAACATGGATTACTGTGTACTAAACTTCTAAGGATCTTTTTATATACAAGAGAGCTCAACTTAGGTTGGGCTTTTTTTTTGTGTATTAGTTGCCTAGAGAATATATTCTTCGTATATTTATATGTAGAATAAGTTACAAACAAATAAAATTTATGGAACCAAAATTTTCAATACCTACCGAACAGGTAGATTTACCATCAAAAGGACGACTTTATCCTGCTGACCATGCACTTTCATCTGGAACAATAGAGATGAAGTATATGACAGCTAAAGAAGAAGATATCTTAACCAATCAAAATTATATCGCTAAAGGAGTAGTAATAGATAAATTACTTAAATCCTTAATTGTTACAGATTTCCCTTATAACGAATTATTAATCGGGGATAAGAACGCAATTATGGTAGCAGCACGAATCTTATCGTATGGTAAGGATTACGACGTTACTATAGAGGGAAAAGACGTTACGATTGACTTAACAGAGTTGAAAGATAAAGATATCAACCTTGATGACTACAAGCCGGGAGAGAATGAATTTACCTTCTCACTACCAAAAAGTGGTAACCAAGTTACTTTTAAATTATTAACCCATGGAGACGATACTAACATAGAAAGAGAAGTTACCGGGT